GTCCGAACCAACGATGGGGAATGGACTTAATTGACATGAGCACAGGCACAGGACCGAACCGAGCCACGCGCTACATCGTGACCGTCGTGGACTACTTCTCTGGCTACATATGGGCGAGATACATTCAAAACAAAAGACCCGCGACTATCCGCGATGCTCTGAATGGCATCTGTACAAGTCCGGTCAATGCTGTACCCGCGGGCGCTGGGAATACTTTTCCGTCCATTCTCCAAATGGATAATGGAGGAGAATTTCAAAACGCGACCATGAGAACTTGGGCGGGGGCGCACAATATCCAACTGATTTATACTCAGTCCTACACACCAAAGAGCAACGGGAAAGTGGAGCGAAAGAACAGGGAAATTCGGAAGAAAATAAAAGCTGGATATTTGCGCCAGAACAACAACATTTGGATCGCGCACCTGAACGACTATGTCGTGAACATCAATTCGCAAGCAAGTTCTCGTAAAAATATGAGCGCGAAACAACTGTGGCAACCGGGAAATCCTCCAATACTTCCTATGGGACCTGTGAGTGTTTCATTGACACCGGGTCGCGCGGCGACTATTGAACGGAACTTCTTAGAGCTCAGAGCCCAAAGGTGGACGCACGGCGCACTTCCAAGGTTTCAAGTGGGAGACAATGTTCGAGTGGATATGTTTTCTGTATCTTCGGCATATCGAAAGCAAGTGAAGGAACGCGACATCAACAAACTGGTCGTTCACTGGTCGCCCGTGGTGTCGACGGTGGCCGAGGTTTTCCCACCTTTTGGACAGCGACGGCGTGAGATGTACTCGATTGTGGTCGGGCTTAACGATGGACTTCCTCCCGCCCTCGGTGCCCAAGGACAGGTCTATCAAAAAGCGAATGGTCAGCCTTACTTATTTGCCGGCAACCAACTTACCAAAGCAGGCGATGTCATTTCTTTAAACCCCATGACGCCAGGGAATGCCGATACCATGAACTCGAGGAATTAGAAGATAATTTCAGATCCCTTTGGTACATGTATTTTAAACTTGTCTAAATATTGGATCAAATTATCCCCTTTATCACGACTCTCTCCCCATAGAATTAGCGCGGAAGCTGAACCGGGATTGATTTCTTCCCAGTTTTCATTTACACGATGTCTTTTTAGATAATTAGTTTTTTGATGGTCGGTCGCTCCATCAACATAAGTATTTGACTGTTTCATTCCAAAATCAACTATTCTATCTTCAAATACCATTCTGTAGCGCTTATCCTTGCGAGGACTTTGATAAAATCCTAAAAGAACCGGCATTATATTAATTTAGGCAGATATTTTATCTATGTTAAGTATAAGATGAACAAAAAACAAATGGATGCCATATTCGATGCTTTTAAGCAAGAAATAGAGGAAATAAATATTTGTGAAACTCCTTGCGAAACTCCTAAATGCGAACATAATTTTATGTATGATGATGGGATCTATGTATGCGGTCACTGTTCGATTATCGAGTATGGCATTACAGAACCCTTTATTGAATGGAAGGATAGACCTTTGCCCCCTTCAAGTCCCTATGAAAAACTTACGCACTTTAAGGAGAAACTTGATGAGTTGTCCGGTTCCAATAGTTTGTGTATTCCAAATGATGTCATGTCTGTGTGTACAGGAACTCATCAGGAGGAGATTAAACTTACTTTACAGAAGCATAAACTGAAACGGTATTACTCTTGCGTATACCTCATCATGAGGCAAAAAGGAATTAAAATACCTGCTCTATTACAAAATGAAAAAGAACGTTTGATTCAATTATTTAAGCAGATTGAAACAGTGTATCAAAGGGTAAAGAGAAAAGTGAACATGATCTCATATGCGTTCTTATTAAGTAAAATGCTTCCGATGATAAATCGTGCGGACCTAGTTCCATTTTTATTTGTACTTCATAACAAAAGGAAATTACGCGAATATGATTTACTGTGGAAAAAGATGTTGTCTTTACTGTGATTCTGCTTTCTTTTTTAGATAATACGCTTTCATGTATGCTGTTATCTTGACTTTGTTGACTTCACGATATGCTTTATCATATTCAGCTATATTGACTTTGTTTGTGTCACGCCACTCCTTTGTTTTCTCTAAAATTTCAGTCTTATGGTCTTCATAATATTGTTTTTTATACTCTTTATTGTATGTTTTCGCTTTTTCTGCTAATTCATTCTTATTATCTTCACGCCATTCTTTTTCAGTTCGCCCCTCTATACGCTTGTTTACACAGTCGACAGTTCGTATATAATGTCCCTCCCTCGCGTTGAGTTCATCTTTAGAATTACATGGGAATGCCTCAAGTAATTCTATCTGGTAATTGCCTTGTTCTATGATTGTAAAAGAAGTTACATGATAACCTTTACCATTTTTCCACCGCTTAAAACTACGAGTATGTCCCGCCAATCGCTCAGCCAGTGTTTTCTGTGTTGTTGACCCAATATATTTCTGTCCCGTAGTGAGACAAACGATCTGATATACTTTAGAAAGTTGGTAGTCAGGCATTCCTATGTATTTCTATGTCTTATCTTTAATTCAATTTCACTGAAGTTCTACAAGTGTACGCAGACCCTCTTTACGGGATAGGCGGCCTGTTGTGATGAAGTGAATAATAAGACTACGCAATTCATGTATGACCTCGGGGGCATTATTGCCTGCTAAGTAACTACCTTTCACAATCTCAAATCGCTTGATCTTTTTTGCTTCGTCGTCCGTCGGTGTAATTTCTTTGATACCGAAGCCACGGCCAACCCCGGACTTCACAAGAAGAACCTCAGCAGACCGTTGCTCCTCTGGATCCAGTTCTTTCAATAGACGTTTATCGAGTTTCTTTGTTTCAAATAGATTCGTGAGAAGCTCATGAAATGCGTCTGATACAGGCACCATTTTGGGAAACGCAGGAACTGCTGTGCCCGATTGGTACCGGACAGAAAGGAGTTGCTTCTCATCAAGTAAACGTCCATTAATCCTGTAACGACCGAGTTCAATCCACCTTGGAAGCTGCTCTTTACAGGTTGAAGTAATTCCACGGCCTGACTTGGGTCGTCCTGGTTTGCGTTTCATGCCTGAACCCGTGGTTTCAAAAGTCTTCTGGACCTTGTCATCAAGTCTACGTAAACGAGCGGCGAATATTTGTCGCTCACTACTATCTTTATTCGTGCCAGTGAAATATGATTTTGGATAAGGTTTTGAAGGATTTTTATCATTTTTTCCAAATAATTCAAACTTTAGACGTTTTGAATCATCATTCGTTATTTTTAAGACCTTATGTAATTTATCGATGTATGCGTTTTGTTCTTCTTTTGTAGCAGTTTCGAATAGGATAGGGGGCATATAGTCGGTTTCTCCTAAAGGCCGTGCTTCTGCTACCTCACCAACTGGTTCTCCTTCTACTTCTACAGCTTCAGCGGGTTCACCCCGTTTTGCTTTAGGTTTTGGTAGAACTGGACGTGGTTCTGTGAGTGTTGGAACTTCATCCGGAAATACATCTGGGTCACTCATACCTAATGGGTCAACTATTTCTTGAGCCATTTGTTTCTGTTTTGCTGTCATATTTCTATAAAGTGGAAGAGTCGCAAAATAAAAAGATTGATTAATACTCTGTTGCGTTGCTTTTTTCCATTCATTCGGGTCTGTTTCAACCCCCCTAAAAGCTTCACTTAAGGCTTCAATCGTCCTTTGTTTATCCGCATCAGGCAGAGATCTAATTCTCTCGATTCGTCGTTTATCAGGGACAAGTTTTAGAAGAGCGTCTAACTCTTTTGCTGCCGGTGTATCCACTTTACTCATTCGGTCTAATGATTTCTTTGCTTCATCTTTCCATTCAAAAAGAGAAAGAAGTTCCTCTACTTCATTTACAGAGGACAGTGTTCCGTTTGGAGCACTTAAACCTTTTTGATCCATGATTGAGCTCATGTACTTATTCAAATAACTCTGAAAATAGAACTCGTCCATGAGTTTCGCATCTACTTTCTTCGTAAGATCAGACTTCATATCTTTCCAGTATACGTTTAGAAATATGAACGCATCATCATTTAATAATGACATGATTCGATCTACCTGTTCCGGGGTAAATACTTGCGAAAGATTGTCGAAGGACTTCTGTCTTCGCTGATTCACATCGCCAATACGCTCAGAAAGGTTTTGTTGTTGTTCTTGAGTAGGTGCTTCAATAATCCCTTTTTTTTGGTTCTCACGTATTTTTGACATGCGATTATCATTTGCGATTTCAATCCTTAACTGATCATTATAAGCGAGTTGTGCTCTGGCAGCGTCACCGGGTCGTCTTAAATTGCGAACAAGCATATAAAATAGAAAGACATTTTTATATATTTATTCTTTTACTTCTTATAAGTTGACTTTGTCTCAGGATCACGAAGCGCATCACGAAATT